ACTCATGGCAGCACCACTTAACATCGCATCGTAAGCTGTAGTTGTATCAAATCTCATCTTGGTTGTTAGCTCTATTTTTGCAATCCCTACAGGGAGAACCGATAGAACGTCTGAACCTATTCTGCGTGAATCATTATCTGCTTTAAGACCGTTTGATAATTTGAAGCCAACACTCTGAACGTGCCAGAATGAAGATGTTGTAAGCGAGGCAACTGTTCCTTCTACGCTAAATCTTCCACCTACGAAAGATAGGGCATCTTTATCTGCTGTCATTGTAAAGACAGAGGACTGGTCAACACCTGCTGTTGCATCCATTCCTATTAAACCAAAGTTACATTTAAGTGCCTCTTCCATCTCGCCTGTAAGGCCAAACTCATTAACCCTTACTCCACTATATGTAAAAACTTTTCCTGTTGTTGCATCGCCCTTGCGAACGCCAACACTTAAACTCTTATATGTTTGCGCTTCGATATCTCCAACTAGAAACTCATGTGTGTAAGATGCACCTGCACTTACTGTCGCAGCAGTTACAGATCCACCAAAAGCATTTTGCATTAACCAGTTTGCTGCTGATTCTGTTGGGTAGTAATATGATTCAATCTCACCTTCGATCTTTTTACCAAGGCTGATTCTATTTGCGTACGTTCTTGTCCTTGTCAACTCTTCAAGGATCTTAGAATCTTTCGATGTCTTGAATCCACAAGAGATGAAATCCATAGACGAAGTTGCTGTTACTTGCGTTCCTAGAACGGTTTCCCTTCCAAGTGCAACGTAAGAGAACATAGACATTATTGCATTTGCTCCTACCATAAATAATCCTTAAGTTGTCGCCAGAAAATTATAAGAATGTTTTCTGGATATATCTGCAAGCGATTGATCTATGTGTCCTAGATTACGCAAGAGATTTTCTCTGATTTTTATCTTTTCTTGGACTTTATCATAGTCCGATGTATCAAAATTATAATTCATTTGTTGTTTCAAGTCACCCTGCTTTAATCCAGAGTAGATGCTATGGTTTGAGCATTGAACGACTGGAAGCTGATAAACTTTGACATATTTATCAATCCACTGAAGCGAAAAGAACAAATTGCCAGATGTAAAGCATGGTTCATCCATGCCATTTATCATATTAATGTGACGCATATAGTTATCTTTGCCGTCACCTGTAGGGTTAAATGCGTAATATTTTCCTGCTGTCCACGAATAGTCATAGCCTATAAGTAGGATCTTATCGTATCCAAAGAAGTTCCTTGCCCCTGTTTCATCTGATTGGGTTAAGAAAACAACCATTGCATTTGATACGTTAGTTCCTGCCGGTATGAAGTTCTTGCATCCAGATAGCTTCGAGAACTCTTGTTCTGACTTCAGAATGTCTTTATTGATAAAGAAATAAATGTGTTTCCAGTTACCATTCTTAGACCATTCTGGATTCCCACAGGCATTTATAAAAAGAATTGTATTTTGTAATTGATTCTCGTAAGGCTTTAGATACTTTTCATAATTAACATTTGCATCGCAGACCATACAGTACGTTGGCGCAATACCGTTGTTCAGGAGATGCCCAAGTGTCTTGTCGCAGCACATGATATCGACTTTATTTTGATTGGCTTTTATTGTTTCGATATTATCTTCAAAGGATCTACCGTTTGCCACACAAAGAACCGCCCGACCTATTCCTATATTAGTAAAATCTTCGAGGGATCTTTGAGGGAATTTAGAATGGATAGATGCGTGTTCTCTCCATTGTTTGCACCACTGATTGTAAGCATTCTCGGATTGTTGTTTTACTTCTTCTGGTGTCATGATACCTCTAGTAAAATTGAATCACATCAACATCCATTATCCCGATTCTATAATGTTCTTGTTCTGACCTTCCCCAATCATGGTAAGTCACATTGGTAACACTTTGCCTTAAGACTGTTCCATTAAGTGTATCATTTCGCCTTAAGACTTCTTCGATATTTTCCATTAACTTTTCTATGTCGTCATTTGCAGCGTCTTTATCTATTGTAGAATAATTATGATTCTCTAAAACTGCTGCTATCTGAAAGGAAACCGCAGCTTGTCTCTTTGCTAGAAGTTGTGTATTGCACATCCCTGCATTTGTTACGACTTTTTTATCTGTGTATATTGTCACACATGGCAGAACGTCTGCATTGAACATTTCCGAATTCATTGATCGAGTTAATACGTTTGCAACTCTTGAAGTTAAAGACATAGATAGATCGTAGGCCGCACCGGATGAATTGGCAGCATCGAGAACAGTCTTAAAAGCATCTTTAATTCCTACAATATTAAGTGCCAACTAACTCCTCCAATGTTGCTTGTGCTATTAATTCAAATGCACCTCTACTTAACCACATAAATGAACGTCTTGGCAATTGTGTTCTTGGGCTTTCGCCATTGTCGTGTGCGTATGCGTATGGGAAACCCTGCTTTGTTGTGGCGTTATTATACCACAAAACACCATCACCAGTTCTTCGATAAGAAGATGGCTTGAAAGTATTTCTTAACCGTCCGGTTTGCCTTAATAGCTGTCCCTTATTCGGTCGATAGTTCTTAGACCAAGGTGGCCAACTTCCGTCCTCTCCTGATTGATCTATAAAGTGCTGCTGAACGTCTTTGAAGACTATAGTAGAAAACATTGCTAATAGTTTGGGTTTTCTGTGTGCTGAAACTAACTTAACATTCTCTTCAAGATCTCTTAAGAAGTCTGCAATTTCTTTATCGCTAAATTCTACAGACGTATCAAAAGCCATTACAACCTCTCGGATGAAATGTCAGTCTTTTTATCTTTGTCAATCTTCCAATGAAGTGGAGAATCTTCATTAAATGTATTTGAGTAATTTTCGGTATTTGAATGAACTGAAGAAGGATCGTTAGCTTCAGAGATCTGCGACCCTGCTGTATCATATAACGCCATCGACCCATCTTTTAACATAACTAGATCTTTTACAGCATCATTTATGATTAAAGTTGCCCTTGCAAGAGACTCTTTCGATCCTCTCGATAGCATCATGGTCGAATACCCTGCGGATAATTGCTCACAAATGTTTCTAACCGCAGGAGGTGTGGTTGTTGACCAAGTGCTTATATCATAGACCTGACCAAGATAAGAATTAATCTTGCTTTCAGATCTTTCAATAGATTTAGCAACAACCGAGGCCGTTGCAGTATTCGAACTGTTATATCCAATCAAATACAAATCAACGGCTGTGGTTGTGCAATATCCCATATTAATCCTCGATTATATCTCTAACTTTACTTGTTATTCTTTTCTTTTGGTTTGCTTTTCCTAAGTAAATTCTGCGCTTGTTTCCATTAGCATCTAGGATAATTTTAACTCTCTTGCCATTCATGACCTTTACTTCGAAATCTGACTGGCCTCTTTCCTCGATCTTCTTTTTGTCTTCTTTGATTTTTCTAATTCGATGCTCAACTGCTGGGTTTCCTAATTCTCTTTCGTCTGTCATAAAATAACTCCTATGAAAAAAGAGGGATGGCGAACCACCCCTCGGTTAAAAAACTACTAACCTGCGCCCTTGATGAGGTATCCGGCAAGAGAAGCCACAACTTTCATTCCGTATTGTGCATTTACTTCTACTGCTTCAGATTCACGCTCTTCGTCTCTCCAAGTTTTGACAAGAGGAACACTCTTCTCAAATCTGTATGCGAAAGATACAGTCTTAGGAGCGGGTCGAGCCGGTTTAAAACCTGCAAATGCAAATGTTCCCCATACAGAAGCCATAGACTCTGTAAGGTCTGTTGCACTATCGTAAACCGCTTGAGAAACAACGATCTCAGGAATATCAAACAAGCCCTTGAGCATCTCAAGAGTAACTTCTTTGCTTGTATATTTGATTCTATCTAAGATAGAAACGTGAGATTTTAATCCAAGGTAGCATTTATGGCTGATACCTAGGAAGTTTGGCTGTGCGCCACAATAGCTTACGATAGTCGCAAGAATTGTGTTGATGCTTGGTAGTGGATCAGAAGTCGTTGTGTTTGTAGTCCAAGCAACGGCCAATGAATGTTGAAGCGACCATGTTCCTGTAGCATCTAGTAGCGCAACTGCATCGATTTCTTTTCTTAATGCAATCTTGTCTGTTAGATACTCAGTAGCATCCGCTTTTAAAGTACCAATATCGTAATTAGAAACTTCGTCATCTGAAATATAAGTTTTCAGAGCGTGTTTTTTGAGAACGTAAGAAGCTGTAGAGAGATCAAAGTCGGCTTCTCTGGACTTTCCACCTACTGCTCGGATTGTCTCTGGTAGTTTGAAATCTCTTGAGAAAACAAAATACTTATCTGACATATTCTTAACAGATAGTTTAGGAAAGAGTTGGTCTGCAACGTATGCAGAGTTTTTGTACTGAACACTAATGTCGCTGAGGACTTTATCTACGTGGAGTTTATCGATTGTTGGCATAAAATTATCCTTATCGTGTTACTGGTTTAAAGAGGACTTCTGCAATAGTTCCAGTCTTGTCAACTGAAGCACCAATGAGAATTCCAATGGCATAGGTCGTAGAGGTAACAGCAGCAAAAGGCATTCCCATGCCCAAAGTGTTGCTTCCTACCAATGCACCTGCTGCGCATGAATCATTAAAATATAATTTACAAATACCGTCTAGCTGAACTGGAATCCCTGCACCTGCTGTCAAAACTGTATCAGTCGTGATGCCTAGTGGATAACCAGTCAGAGATGCGCACAATGCTACCGTATTCGCAGCAGATAGTTGAACGATCCTATATGCCGGGATAGATGCACTTGCGGCCTTAAAACTTTGTGTATTAAAACTCATAATTGCCCCTATCTTGAAATCTGGCTAATCAAAACTTCTGCTACTGTGCCAGTCGCATTTACTTTTGTTCCCAGCAAAACGCCTACGGCATACGCTGTGCCAGTGAGTACGCCAACTGCAAAAGGAACTCCCATCCCTAATGTGTTAGTCGTAAACAATGCACCTGCCGCAACAGAGTCGTTAAAATAAAGTTTAGAAACGCCACTAATTTGAACTGGAATTCCACAACCTGTATCAAGAACTGTATCTTGAGTAATGCCTACTGGAAAATTAGTGCAAGTAATGCCGTAATTAACAGTATTGGCAGCCGATAGATAAACAATTCTATAAGCAGGTATGGTGTTCGCAGCTTTAAAACTTACTACTTGATTTCCCATATTATTCCTCGCCTTCTTCTGATTCTACATCTTTCGATGCAAAGTACATTTTGTAAACTTTAGACGCTTCCTTGCTGTAATCAAGGTTGTTGTCTTTAGCAAACTTCTTAACAGCTTCTAGGTCTTTATCTTCTGCTTCAACCTTTTCGATTACTGGCGCAGATGAACTCTCAACTAAGTTAACATTTGCAGCACTGTAAACTTTAATGACTTCTGCGAGAAGGTCAGACTTAGATAACTTTTTCTCATTAACTGAATATTCTTTTTTCTCATCGCCTAACATTTCCTTAACATAATCAACAGCAGCAGGAGCGATTCTATTAACAGAGATAAAATTCTCTATCTCTTTTGCTTTGATATCTATGCGATGCTTCTTTAATTCAACTTCTGACTCACCAAGTTTGGCCAACAGATCAGCAACTTGTTTCTGAAGTTCTGCTACCTGTGCGCCCAACTCTTCAATCGAAGGAGCAGCCATCTCTTCTTTTTTTGGTGCTTCTTCTTCTTTTTTAACTGGCATTTCTTCCTTAGGTGCTTCTACCTTTGGAGCATCTGCCATAGGTTCTTTAACCTCTGGTTTAACTTCTGGTGCTATCGGAGCAGCCATTTCTTCTTTTTTACCGTCAATAACCGCAGGAACATGAACTTTATCAATAGTTGGCATATTATCCTCAATTTTATTTGTGAACTCGGTCGAGGTGTCTTCGACCTTTGAATTATTAGACAAATTGTACTTCCTTACTTTGCTGTAGTCAAACTTATATAGATTTGCGAAGTCGTTTAGGTTTCCTACTGCCGGCATATCAGAACCGAGAAGGGCAACTCCTGCTAGCATCTTAGGGTACTCTTGCCCATTAAAATTAATATTCCAGAAGATCTCAGAGCTAACATAACGGTACGCATTATCCTTAATCAGTTTAAATATCTTGTCGGGAATGTCTACAATATCACAAACAAGCTTAGATCCTTTGATCCTTAGGTTCTCAACCCATCCTGCACTAGGAAGCCCATCGTTCTGTAATAGCTTTTGATCCTCATCGTGACCTAGTTTAATATATGGCTTATAGTTCGAATTGGTGGCGTTAAATGTCTCGA